TTAAAACCTTCCTGTACAGATTTCGTTGGAGAAACAGCAGACCAACCAAGAGACTCTGGCTCTCCTGCAAGAGGACCTGAAAATAAAGTTGTCAAATTGTAACCTTTGCCACTATTGGTGCCACGGTACCTTTTGTATGGATCTGGCCTGTCATAAGGTTGCTGAAAAGCAGATGGAGGATCTTCGCCCCTTCTAGCAATTTTATAACTAGATGATTCTATTTTTTTCATTATGGTGAATTTTAAAACTTACCCATAATAACGTCTAAGTTTATATCGTGATCATCTTGATGATCTTCACTAGATACAATTATTTTACTGAGAATTTCTTTCTTTTTTAATTCTGCGTGTCTAATCAAATCGTCATCTATAGACTTTCCGCTTGTTTTTGCATTTACCATTTCAGTAAGAATTATTTCATCTAATTTGCAAACTTTTTCCAAACTACTTGCTATCTTTTCAAGCTCAATTGACTTCCTTGAGGAAATATCATTGTTGTTTTGTTGAAAGTCAGAATAATCAGTTGGAATGAAACCCTTATCTTTTATTCTTTCAGTATTATTAGGAAGTTCAGATCTATCAGATCTAATATTGGTCTGAACCATGTGAGGCTCTCTGCTCAATTGTTTATTAACGTATTTTTTAAACAGACTTTCATCTTTTTTCATGCCTTTCATTGCATTTGAGAAAAGTTCATTGTTTCTTCTGTCATTTTCCAATGACATAACGTTAACTAAAGGAACCTGAAGATCCTCTCCAGCATTTCTCTTAATAGAATCTTCAATTTGACCTTCAATTACCATTTGATTACTGTCTTTTCTTGTTTTTGACATGACCTTTTCCATTATGTTAAGATCCTCAGCATCTTTACCCCTAGATTCTGATAGATTCTTATTTAAGGTTACGTGGTAATCAGGAGCGGCATCCTTGTCAACATCTTTTCTGAGATTAGATTCTATAGTCTCAAAATTAGATGGAACCTTGCTTTCTTTGCTTGCTTTTTTGAAAAATGAAAAAATATTAAACATTGTTACCTCTCTTTTATCTATATATTATTATCAAAATTTAAATGGTGTCCTCTTTTCAATATTATTTACTATTGAAGATCCGTTGCCAACTCCCATCACCTGTCCCTGCATTCCTCTCCAAATAACCTCATTTTGTCCAGGAATAATTGCCATCTTTGCTAATCTGCCAGATGGAAGCTTTTCAGCTTCGTGGTACACCGCAGTATAACAAGCCCCAGCCAAAGAGTCACAAAGGTCATCAGTTCTTACAAAGCCATCTTTTTTTGCGTACACTCTATATCCATTAGGCATATATTTTCTCTGCAAAAACAACATCTCGTTTTTTAATAATTCATGATGAGGGATGGCAAGCCTACCACTACATGCAAGATCATAAAAATTATCATATAATATTATTTTATATCTTTTTGTAAATCTTGTAAGTTTGCTTGGAATCCCATGTTTTTGTAAATTTTTTATACTAGATGCAGAATTCCATTGGTCAAAAGTCACTAAACTTAAAAAGAATTTTCTGTTTAAAGATATTATATAACTATCTATCTCTTCTGTGACTATTGGTTTGTCTTGACTTGGAGTCCAATAGTGAACATGATCAACAATTATTCTCCAGTCAACCTTACCGTTTGTTTCATTAATAAAGTTTTCTTTGTGAACAACAGAAAGTGCATAATTATGAGAAGAAGTAGCAGGATCTAAATGGCAAAAATATCTAAATCCGGGTTCTCCATAATCCTTCATCTTCATGTTAAGATAAAAACATTTTTCAACAACATCTCTATTAAAGAATGTATGACCTGAAACCCCAGAAAACTCAGCGCCAAATTCCATATTAAATTCTTCTTCAGTCATTTGAGAGAACATAGATCTTAATTGATCTCTTTTTTGCTTTGGATTAACTGCCCACGTTGGCAATTTACAAGCCAATCTGTCTTTAACTTGAGGAGTCGTCCTGAATAACTCGTAAAAAACACCATCCTTACCTCTTGGTGAAGATATGCATATCACCTTGCCATCATAAACTGTTTTTAATAATTTATTACCATTTCTATCAACTGATTCAACTTCTCTTATGTATGTAGTTGTTGCAGGAGTAAGAGTTCTATATAAACTTTCTCCGCCAGAAGAGCCAGCAGTTTGTTTATATAAGCCAATCTCATCAAAAAGAAGAGTGTAACAAGATATACCTGCAAGTGAATCAGAATTTGAGTGACCGCACTTTATAATTACAGATCCAAGACTTTTAGGGAGACCTTTTGCCTCGAGCTCTTCATTTTTCTTTTTGTCTGCGGGAGTCAAAAGCCTTATCTGGTCTGCAAGAATAGCTTCTGGATAAAACTTATCCTTAAAATAAGGAGAGTTTATAATTTTATCTTTTATTTCATCAAAAAGAATTTTTGCCTGATCTGAACTGTTTGCTATAGTTATAATTGTAAATGGTGCACCAGTTCCTAATTTATAAAGTCTATAAGGATCTCCACCAGGAGCTTCAAGTAATTTTGCAGCCTCATAGCAAGCAAGAATACTAATTACAAAATCTTTCCCACTGCGCCTACCCCAAACAAGAATTAATTCTCTGAAAGTCTCATTTGACTCCATCTTACTAAGAAGATTTCCATTTTCATCATCATCAAGTCCGTGTTTTTTACATATATCTATTTCATCATCAGATAATACAAGATTCTCGTTCCCTATAGAGTTTTTATAAAAACTTTTAAGAACTATTTTTTGCATAGGATAAAGATTAATTGGATTTTCTCTGTGAGGCAGACCAAGCCAATCTTTGTTTTCTATAAAGTCAATAATACTTGGTATACCAGAAGCAGAAGAAAATGATTCCACTGAAGAATCGCTAATAGACTTTTTTAAGTCGTCAAAAACGTTAGTTAGTTCTGATCTTCTTCCAGCCTTAGCCATTTTTATATTCCATTTTCATTAATTTCATTATATCGGTAAGACATATTGATCCACCTATTAAATAAGAAGTTTCCGCGCTACTAGTTTCAATCAATTTTCCTGAGTAATTAACCTTCCAGTACAAAAACTGACTGTCATCAAAAGATGACATAAAGTATCTTGCATATCTTTCTTCCAAAGAAGATATGCATATAAACTCCAAAGGCCTTATTTTCTTCAATTCTTTCAAATAAACAGTATCAATAGATAAACCGTATTTATCTTTTACGAATTTTTTTATAGAAGAAAATTTTACCCTAGATTTTTCTTGGAAAATAAGAATATACTTCTCCATCTATAATTTATTAATTAAGAAATACTAAATTTACCTTCAATCAAATTTAAAAATCACCAGAAGAAACTGTTGGATCATAGTTTTTTTCATCGTATGTGTATTGTAAATAATCTACAAATCTAGCACTTGTAGGAAACTTATTCAAAAACAATTCATTATTTAGAGCGGTATTAAAACCAGAAGCGACACTATAGTCCTGTAAATCTGCATGACTAACTAAAACTTGAGGAACAGATATATCTCTTTCTGGTGCTGGATCCCATGACTGAAAGTCCTCATTAAGTATATATGCATACGAAGCATAGTTGCAAACTGCACCATATCCGTTCGCAGGAACCTGCTGAACATACCAGTATCCATCCAAAAAACCATCTCCATCATTGGGCCACTGAGCATTTTCATAAGCTAATAAAAAATTGTGTTTTGCGGCAGAACCGTCCTGCTTTCTGGTTACGGGAGGACTGTTCCAAAAAGATTTAAGAACATAAACCTTACCAAGCTCAGAATCAGAATGATTGTATAATCCATAATCCTGAGAATACAATGCATCGTCCGTAGCAACACTGCAACCGATATAAGGGTTATTATAATATACCCCATTGTACAGTTTCTTTCTTGGATAAGCCTCAACATAAATATTTTTCTTGCCAACTTGGTCACAAAGCCACGAAAAAAAATGCCACCACATTATTTGTGACTTTTTTCCAAGAGTTGAAAGCGGGACATGAATACCAGGAATTGGACCAGGCATAGCTTCTAAAGCATCTATTCCAATTTTCATACCAGATTTAATCAATGGCATATAAGAATCTTTTAATCTATCGATAGCTTCATATTGGTTCTTTTCAAAATAGGAAGAAAATCTTGAACCCATAGGGCCCCATATGGAACCGACATAACCAGTAACGCTTATTGGGTCTGATGGGTCAAACCAACCAGTAGATGGGTTGGTCCAAGAATTCCATATAGAATCAGATAGATTTCCTTTTTTACCAGTTGACAATGCCCTCCAAACCTGTATGAAATCTTTAGTCATCCATGGGCATGGATTATTGGAAACTAATCCTCCATAAGTTAGTCCATTTAGTGCGTTTAGATATTGATCGGGCTGATATTGTCCTGGTTCTAAGGGAGAAGAAGAATTTGGCCTACCAAAAGGAGAATGCAACCAAAACTTTCTACAGCCCCACTGATACCATCTTTTGATAGACCAATATTCCTGCATGGTTGGATTAGATCCTGTTACAAAAGTGGCCCAAGTAAAAGACTGATTGTCTAAGCCAAAAGAACCAGCGCGAACACCAGAGGCAGCAGACTCAGCTCCACTAAAATTATAACCTACAACAAATCCGTTATCAAAAGTTTTTTGTGCATTATAAACCATTATTATTTAATAATATCTCTTAAATGAGAAGAAAAATCACCTTGCCAAGTTTTATGCCCACTGTGCGCAACAGTTACAGTAGTGTCAAGGTATATTTTTTGTTTTAATTCCCTCCACTTAAGACATAATACAATATCTTCACTCATAAACCTACCACCTATAATACCAGTTTCAAAAACCAATTTTGTTATTTTTGAGTCTTTAGATATAGTATACGGTAAAGATTTTTCCCAAAGCATTTCAATAGCATTTCTGCTCAATTTAAGAAAACCAGTTGGAATAGTTGAAACTTCCATAATCCCGTTTTCATCAACTTTTTGTTCAGGAATAATATTAACTGGATAATCAATATTATCTTGCTTTTTTTGATAAATACCACCAACAAAATCAAAAGGATGGTTAACTATTTTTAGAAATTGTTCCGGAGTCCATGAAATATCGGCATCTATATAAAATATGTCATCAAAATTATTTTCATACCCATAGCAAAATAAGTCATTTCTTGTTTTGGAAATTATCGCATCAAAACACAAATAGACTGGAGATATTTCTATATTATTCTTTGCACACAATCTTTCGGTATAGAGAATACTATTACAGTATCTTGCATCAAGTCTACCATCATATGATGGCGTTGCTATAAGTATTTTTCTAATTTTTTTTGTAGCTGATTTTTTTCTCATACTAATATATCGTTAAAAAAAATCAAAGAACACACATGTATATATTTTCCTTAAAAGACTCATCTATGTCGTGAAAAATTACTTTTAAGTTATTGTCACTTAAAATTGATAAAATTTCATCTTTAGTATAATTAACTATATAATTAGGATATTTATCTTGAAAAGACACGTTAAACAAAACATATTTCGATGAAAGACTACAAGCTTTTTTAAAAGTTTTTAAAAATACTTTTTTGCTTGTTTCTACGTCAGACTCTGTATTTAATCCGCTGACACCAAGAATACAAACAAGATCATATTTTTTGTCTAGTGGGATATCATAATGTATCACACAATCACAATAATTTTCAAGAGAATCTATCCTCAAATCATAAGCCTCATAAGAACAATCTATTTTATTATCTACAATCCATTTTAGCAAAGAACATGGACCAGAACCAAAATCAAATATTGTATTAAAGTTTTCTATTTTTTTTATAAGTTCAAATCTTCTTGTAGTATTAGGATATCCATCTCTAGATGGATTTGAGTAAATAGAAAGTTTTTTCAAGGCATACTTTCCCAAAAATTTATTGATTCGCAAAATTCACAATATATATTTTTTATCATGTTTTTATACTCAGTATGAGTAAGAGAATTTCCATATATATAAGTGTCAAACCACGCATAGTCCCAACAAGTATCTGGATCATATTTTTCTATGTCTGCTTTAATTAAAGTAAATTTACTACTCTTAGGGCAATGAGGCCAAACCATGTCTATTACTTCTTGATTTTTTTCAATAATTGTAACATGATCAACTAAATCGGAATCTAACAAAAATTTATTAACAAGACCAAGACCAAGACCTCCAATTAAAACATGCCCTGAAGCATTTTTCCATAAATGATTATGCTCAGAATATTCATGATAAGTATCTGCCATAACTATTGAGTTTGGATTTTTTTGACAAAGAAAAGTATACTCATCATTAGGTTCTTGTTTACCTATACATGGCCTCCCTATAGCCATTGTATATATTGTTGATGAATCACCAGAAACTTTCTTTATGTACCAATTTTCAGTTTCTTGATCAGGTATGTCTATTTTTATTCTTTTCATTATTCTTGCAATTCAATAAACTTAGGATTGCCGTTGGCGTCATAACTTGCCCCTATATTACACCATTCTCCATCACTTAATTGGACTACTGTTCTACCAGCAAATATTTCTCCTTGACCATCCCATACCACAATGTTTTCTACCAAATTGTCTGCGTTTATCAGTGCCCATCTTGTACTCATAATTTTCCTCCTTTTTATTTATTTGTAACAAAATATTGCAACATAACCATCTCCGCCTCTACCTCCAGCTCCACTATTTACTCCATCCTTAGACGCACCACCGCCGCCGCCACCGCCGCCCCTCCAGCCAGCACCTCCTGCTGAAGCCGCAACGGTGTTTCCTCCAGCGCCGCCGGGTCCACCCAAGCCACCAGTATATGGGAGCAAAAAATATCCGGTCGAGCTTGGAGCAGCAGTTCCAGCATCGGCAGCCATTCCAGCAAGCAAAGTGCCAATTGAATAGTCAGGATTTCCCAGAACCAAAGATGAAGAGATGCCAATGTTTCCTCCAGTTCCATAAGTAGACGCGCCACTGAGACCAGCGCCACCAGCACCACCTTTTGCAAAATACTGAGCCACCGCTAAAGTGTTAGTACCAGTGGATACTCCGCCAGAACCTGCAGTGCTGCTGGCGCTATGATATCCGTATTGAACGTTCAGACGACCTGCTCCAGCAATTCCAAATGAGATGCTGCCAGCACCCCCGCCACCACCACCAACGGCCCTCAATAGTTTATAATTTCCAGAGGAATCTAAATTGACAGAAGTGCCACCACCGACAGTCCCTGCGGCGCCATTCGTACCGTCCGTTGTTCTGCCAGCCCCACCATTTCCACCCGCACCTATTTCAATATACAACAAATCTCCTGGAATTTGTTGTATTAAATACACCATTTGAACCACGGATCCGCCTGCGCCCGACCCTCCACCAAAGCAGGATTGAACACTCCCCGTCGCTCTTCTTCTTCCTGATCCACCGCCTCCACCAGCGCCAACTGCAAAAACATATATCAATGAAGTTCCTGCTGGTATTCTGTAAGTACCGCTAACATCAAACTCTTTAATATCCGAAAGAGCAGGATCGTTTACAGATGGGAAGTTGAAAAAACCATTGTTCATGAATGTTCCTCAATAAGCAATTAAAACACAGTACCCATCACCACCATTACCGCCGTCACCACCATTAAACCCATTTCTTGCGCCGCCACCACCGCCACCGCCGCCACCTCTCCATCCGTGCCTCCCTCTTCCACCGGCAGTCGTTGCTCCGCCACCGCCGCCAACTCCTCCAAGTCCCGGAGTATAGGCACCGGCCAATGTAAACCCATAAGAATCACCAGATCCAAAACTGACTGCAACAGTGTTTGGTTGACCGGGCTGTATAACGTTATTACCTCCACCATATATGGTGGCATAATTATTGCAGACTGCTGATCCAGCTGTGATGGCTCCACCGCTAGATGCAGTGTTGGATGTGTTGACACCGCCGCCGCCACATCCACCATTTGATTGCCAATTCCATAATCCTGTGCTACTGGCAGGATTTGGAGTGGCTCCTGGTCCCTGTGGAAAATTTGTGTCAGCACCATTTCCTCCACCGTGACCAGTACCAGAAACTCCAGAAAAACACCAGCTGGTGCCACCAGCCGCTCCCGTTGAACTGGTTGAATTTGTCCCGCCAGCACCAGCAGCGCCGCCGTAAGCAACAAACATGTTGCCACGTTTCCCTGTTATGGTGATTGAGGAATTTCCACCTGAGCTGCCGCCAAGACCATTTGTTCCATCCGCAGTTGCACCAGTTCCAGCACCTGAGCCTCCGGCTCCAATAACAACAGATAAAGTCATACCAGGTTTGCAAAAAACCATATCTAAAGAAAAATCATCTATAAAATATCTTCCACCAGCGCCACCACTACCGCCGCAACTGCTTGAGCCGCTAGTAACTCTTGGACCTCCACCACCAGAACCACCAGCACCAACCAAAAGCACATATAGCCTTCTGGCAAAAGACGGTATAACAAAGGTTCCACTTGTATCAAACTCTTGGAGTTTGATGGAGGGATCGTCTTTCAGCAAACTTGGAAAACTAAAAAAACCATGATTCATAAATTACCTCAATGCAACTATTAAACAATAGCCATTTCCACCACTACCACCATTGCCAGCAGTTTGTCCGTTTCTTGATGCTCCACCACCACCACCACCGCCGCCTCGCCAACCGTTTTCTCCGTTTGCTCCACTTGTACTGGTTCCGGCTCCGCCTCCAACACCTCCAAATCCATTACTATAAGCCGCATGAATACCAATTGGATTAAATGGAGGAGCTGCACTGTTTGCTGCCCCACCAGTTTTTATAATGGCAGCACCCGCTGTGCTCAAGAGAGGGTTTGAAACAACTGTGATTGTCTGAGCAGTTCCATATGCAATATTTCCACCGGCTTGTCCTGCATTTCCGGTTGATATGCCACCCCCAGCAGTACCTCCATTATTACCAATACTATAAACAGTTTGAGCAGTTAGAGTTGTAATTGCGCTATTTGTTCCGTTCCAAGAATATGTTGTTAATGTCTGTGCGCTTGGCACTCCGTTTATCAACGCGCCATTCGACGCAGATGCAGGAGTGCCTCCAGAACCAGAAGTTGTAGACCCACCTCTGCCAAAAGGATTAGTATAATTAGCACCACCATAAGCAGAAATCATACCATTTGCTGAAAAAGTAAATCCTGTAACGCTCACCCAAGAATCGCCACCTCTGCCTCCATCTGATCCGCTTGAAGTATCACTTGCGCCTCCGTTTCCACCCGAACCGCCTGCCCCTATCACCACCGTTAAAGTTTTTCCACGACTTCCACCACGCACGGTCGGAGAGCCAGCTGCATAACTTTCTCCTGCCAACCCCAAAGACTCAACAAAATAATAAGCCATGTTTACCATGCCTCCACCTCCGCCGCCGCCACCATAAGCAGCAACACCAGTACCCTGTCTAGCACCACCACCACCGCCGGAGCCTGCGCCCCAAAGCGTGATCCAAAGACGACGAGCGCCATCAGGAATCACATAGGTGCCACTGCTGTCGAACTCTTTTATATCTACAATTGTAGAACCAGATTTTGGGTTTGGGAAACCGTAAAAACCATTATTCATAGAGTGCCAGATTCAACGATGATGTTAAAGGTTTCTGTGTTGTTTGTTGTTGCATATATCTTATTTGCAGTTCCGCCTGGTAAAATCAATCCAACCAGCTCAGCAACTTCTGTGCGGAATGCAGCAACAGATGTACTTGGAGTGACTGCTGGAACAATCTTTTCGCAGATGAGCCGCTTGGTAGTTCCGCTGTCAAGTGAGAGGAAAAATCTTATTACACCGGCTGTGGTGGTTCCGGTTGATTGTACAGTTACACGAATAATTCTTTTACCAACACCGTTGCCTGCAGAAGTGTTCGGGCCTGCAGTAATCTCGACTACGTTGGTTGGTGCAGTTCTTGATGTATCTGCAGTTGTAACTTGTGCATATTCTAAAATTGGCTGTGCTGTGTATTGTGCGCTTGTTGCCATTGTTATTCTCCTTTTTAGATTATTCCAAAATCGAATAATATAAAATCTGGTGTTTTTGTTACCTGAATTGTACCATCAGGGAACTGAAGAGCATTTGTACCATCTATTTCGACAGTTCCGGCAAAAACCGTGTTCGTTGATGCCCCTCCCATATTGACCGTTGTTGC